TCTCACCATTTGCAAAGATTCCAACTCCGGAGTTTACCGTGATGTTGAACGTATTGGTAAACTCCAGGAAATCGATCGAAGTAGTAACTGTGTAATTGTCGTTCTCGGTCGCCGAGGAAGGATCAACCTGAACGGTGATGTTATCACGGCCTGCTCCAGGAGCAGCAAGTTCAACGTCGGCAACCTTGATGACCGCGCGTTTGGAGACTGGTCCGTAGAAGCGAAGGCGTGTCTCAAAATCCAGGGTATAGATGATAGCACGACGTTGAACAAAGTCTCCCTCGTAGTCCTCATTCATCTGAATACCGGTCAGAACAAACGGCATGTCGGTCTTCACATTCAGCGAATCAAGATCCTTGATGGTGACAGTGTACTCTGGCTGAAAGTGAGGAAGGATCTGCTCCAGGCACTGCAGCGCGTCATCCTGGTTCTTTGCCATGATCGACAGTTGAAGACCCATGCGATATGGTGCATAGTTACGAACCACACTCTTCTGATCTGGATCAGCCGAGATGACCTCGATCAGATTGTTTCTATTGGTCTTGATGCTGGCATCGTACGTCAGAGAAATGATCTCGAATGACATGCGAGGGAGCTTGATTGCCACCTTACTAGCATCTAAGTTAGGCTGCTCATCGAGTCTCGCCAGAAACTTCTGCTTTGGACCATATGCCAGCGGAACTCGGGTGATGTTCACGACCTTACCGCTGGAATCCTTGCGGACCACAGAAATGTTATTGAAGAGTGTTCCAAATACTGAAACGACCTTGCGGATAGTGGCGTGATAAAAGTGTCCTTGGAACATCCTCAGTCCTCCCGCGAGACTTCACCGAACGGATTGTGCTCCGTAAAGTCGATGATTGTATTAGACTCCAGCTCAAAGGTGCGATTCTGCGCCTGTTGATTGCTATTCACAAAGGTACGATCTGAGGTCTCAGTCGCAATCGTATATGCCTGCAGAATATCCCACTGAGCTCCGGACGACTGCCCGATCAATTTGCCAATCTGGTTCGCTGTGACCTGAAACTCATTGTAGTCTCCAGTATTGGTAGTGACTAGTCCTAGATAGAGGTTGAGTTGACCTGCAACGTTGATATCTTCAAATCGAAGTACCTGAGCCGAGATAGTTTTGGCCGCAGTACTGCCAGAAGCTGGAACAAGAATCTGCGTGACTGTTTCGCCGAGTGTGAATTTAGTGCCATTCGAATTGCCGATCTTGAAGACGTATTCTGTGGCAAAAGAACGTGATAGAGCATCGAGTTCGGATACCCCGGTCTTGATCTCTTCATTGGAGTATTCGAAGAGCTCGCAACGCAGTTTGTAAACTGGAAACTTCGAGAGCTGATAGAACGGCGATTGGTGATCGACAAACTTGATCTCGAATAGACCCTTTGATAATGGAAGATAGATGAGGTCTCCTTCAGCAGGCCGGTTCGAGATGATGCCGTTGTTCCATAGACCCACGAGCTTCTCCCAGGTTTTCTTGGCTACTACGAAGGTGGCCTGATCACGAAGCTCGAGACCAAACTTAGTCATCAGAGAACCGTCACCTTCGAACCCATCCACGCTCTCCAGGTACATCTCGATCGAGTATGCATCACTGAACTTTGATTCAATAGCTTCGTTCAGTACCATATCGCGCGAGACCATATTACGCGGCAGGTACATCACCTCTTGGCCCATCGTGCGGATAGATTCTATAATCAAATCTTCATAAAGATTCTGTTCCGACTTTACATTTTGAGAAAAATATACTGATCTAGGCATTTTGGTTTATTTTCTTATTAGCCCAATACTGTCTTTTAGCTTCTGATATTTTCCTCTTGGTTTCTTCAGAACGTTTTAGTCCGATATATTTACCCGTCTGAGACTTAGATATTTTCTGTTTGGTTTCTTCCGAAACTATCTTACCGAATCGTGGATTAGCTTCACCCTTCATACATCTTCCCATTCTTTTAGCAATCTCGGGATTATGCGATGGATTATTCGTAAGATTTCTTTCCGTTAAGTCAGGTCGTTTCTTACCGATCTTTGATCTCGAAATTTTTGAACGGGCTTCAGCAGAATGCTTTTTAAGGTGAAAAAGCCCATTACCGTTATGCTGGTTATAATATTCTGAATTGTCCTTAGCATTGACGGCTTTCAATATTTGCGCCTCTAGCGCCACCATATCTTCAGCTCTTCCTTCAGCAATAATGAAGCGCTCAAACTTGCTGCAATCTTTTTGATACTCCTCCATCAAGACTTTGCTTGAACAGACATACCCATCATCTGGAGAGCCTTTATGCCATCCAATGTAAAGACGATTGGTGTCTTTATTCCGCCAGGAATATACGAAGGCCTCTTTCATTGTTATCAGCCAACGAAAAAGTCCACCGGCTTTTCGTACTTCAACTCCATCTCTTCTTCTAGCTTTGCAATCTCCTGGTTAGCGTCTTCTAGAATCTGACGGCCGTTCATCGTAACTCCACCTGGAAGTTGGATGCCCTCAAACTTGCTGAGGTTCGTTCCCCACTGGCGTTTGATCAGAGCCGTCGTGTACTTTTTCAGAAAGATATCGTTGTAGATGTCCGTGTACGTCGTCGGGTCAATGGTCGAGTATGCATCGATCATGATGTAATCACCCTCAATGATCGTACGTGTCCAATCCACATCGATATGCAGACGGTTCATATGGCGGTTAAAGCGAACCGGAGGAACGCCGTTGAGCTGCATATCCAGCATCTCGAGGAACTGGCGTGTCATCTCGTAATTAACCAGAGCGCCGGCGTACTGCAGATCGTACACGTCATTCAGATGCATCTGATAACGAGCTGACCACATGCCAGAAGACGACGATGAGTTGTTCGTCATCGGGAAGATACGCGAGACAAATAAGTAACGCTCTGGCAGATCGATGTACTTATTAGTGACGTCCTGAGCAGTAATCAGATGCTTCGTGTAAGTACGAATGACCGCGTCTGAGTGATACTCCTGATAGAACTGAATGGCCTCATCGACACGATCCTCCACCTGGTCATCATCGATGTTGATCTCGATGACCGGAGAGCCCAGAGAACGTAGGCAGTAGTCTATGAGCTGTTGGCGCGAGGAAGGATTAGCCATCGTAGTGCAAATTAAATTGACAGTGAATTGAATTCCAGCTGTGTGATTGGATAGATTCTCCAATCAGTACTGGAAGAATCGTTTCGGCTTACTTTGAAGAAAGCTCCATTAAATTCAAATGCCGTTACATTTCCGGAAATGTTTTTTGCAGTCTGAAGCAAAGAATCAAATTTTTGCTTATCTTCGTCGGTAACGACTCCTGTAATTCTAGTAGGCATATTAGGAGGTTGGAGTGTTTTCTGGAGGGACCGTGGTCAGATTTAATGGAATTCCTGTCATTTCGCTGTTGTATTGCTCAACAGACATAGGAACAATAACCCAGTTCATAACGTTAAATTCATCACGCCTGAGTCTAAAGTACTTGTCCTTGAAGAAAAACGTCTTCGGCTGATCGGCAGCCTTATGCTTTTCTACCAAAGCTCGAAACTCTTCTTGTTCAGTAGCCATGTCTTATGAAGCAGGAGGAACAGTTGTTATTCCCGGAAGAGTAATTCCTGGAGGAAGATTGTTTGGATCAAGAACATTCAACATGAACTGTCCAGGTTTAGCGTCCTTTCCAGTCCGTGGCGTGAGATGAAATATCTGCGATCTAAAAGTAAATACCTTATTCTTGTCAGGTGCCTGATGTTGTACTACAAGCTGATTAAATTCTACTTGCTCTTCAGTCGAAAGATTCTCGTGGTTTGGGAGTGACTTTACTACATTGATATTAGGCTGTAACTGAGAAATTTGGCGAACACCATTTGGTCCGATGAATGCTCTAAACTGCATTTCTTTCCAGGCAAAACGACCATCAAACATAAGAGATTTTGTAGCTAGCTTGTCGATTGCCTCAGCATCTTCTTTTGAGAATTCTTTTGTCAGATCGATATTGTGCATCGTGCGATGCGGACTCTGAAGTGTTTTTTGAGCAACCTCAGCAGGATACATCCTTTGAAGCTCTGGTCCCCATTTGTTTACGGGGCACTGAGAACTTTCCAGATGCACCTTCTTGTCCATATAGCAACCACACTTTGTGCAACGTGGCTCACGGAAAAATTCACAGCCTTTGCAGATCTCCATTCGCGCGGCTGCCTTCTCAGCAGTAGTCAAAAGAGGCTGGCCTCGGGCGACATCGATGCTGGTCGTCCATGCCTGCTTAAGGAGATTGCGCGCCATCTGAAATCCGGATGGAAACGGTGTTAGATTTTCTTTATTCAACGCAGACTTAATCTCCTCATACTTTTCAGTAGTAAGAGCAGAATTCTGTGTCAGATATGGTTCAGGTACTGGGTTATTCATAATTTAGATTATTTAGCAAGCGCTCCAACTGCTAGTCCAGACATAATTAGTATTACTGTGCTCTTGGCATGTATAACGCTCGCCGGTACCGCACGATTCACCGCATGGGCAACTGCAATATGTTTCGCACGTCGACTGCGAACACGGACAAGGATAACTGCCATTCGTCACCCAACTGCAGTCACAACTGCAATCGCACGTGCAATTTTCGTTGTTCTCATCACAGCAGCCGCTACAGCATCCAGTGCATTCATAATTTTGAGGATTGGCGCACCAATCACATGCTCCGGAGTCACATCCGCATCCGCCAGTACCATATCCCTGTGAGCAATCGCAATTGCAATCATACCAACATGCAGGACAATTACAGTTTTGACTACAATTGTTACATCCCCAGGTATTATTGTCGACGCAATTGGTAGTAGTGCTGCAGTAATCAAATTGATCGCACCAATTATATACTACTCCAATGGATGGCGAATATGTCGTACCGACAGAATTAACCATCTTAAGTCGAAATGCTGTATTTGTACTAAGATGATAGTTAAGCGCGCGGACTGATATCCAATTGCCGGAGGTTGTAGTACCAAGGCCTGCTACATCAGACCAACTACAAGTATTATACGCTGCACGCTGCAGCGTAACAGTAATGGTGCCGGTACCAGCATTGATATACCAATCAATATAATCATCAAATCCTTGATTGAAACAGCGGTAACTCGGCGAAGATGTATAGGAGGACACACTCGCAGCTACTGCACTGCTCTTGCCGAATCCGTTCGACATCGCAATTGCGCCACTGGCCACCTGGAACAGGGTGCGGACCGATGCCTGATTCATCGAGATCTGCGTGTTTCCAGGATTACTCAGTTCAACATTTACCTGGTAAAGCGATATCGAATTGCCTGATTGCGGTAGTGCCATAGTATGATCCTATTTATATCAAAGCGAAACGAGTCCCTCCGTGAAGAAGGGACTCGCAGAATTAGCTAAACTGTCTCAACCCGCAGGTGGAGGAGTGACCGGATCTGTTGGGGCTGTAGGGGTTTCAGCTGGAGGAGGATTCCATGGGAAGCTTCCTTCAGAGATCTCCTGTGAGGCGTTGGCCTTCTCGTCGAGCTGACGCTGAATCTGCTCGTTGACGTGCTGCTCATATGAGCCGGTGACGATAGCCTGAATCCATCCGAGAACAGTCTCTTCGGTCAGCTGATCCCAGCTGGTGAAGTTGTTCGGATCGACCTGAGCAGGATCGAATGGAGTTGCACCGGAGAATTCGCCAGTGTTACCATTGGCATCTGTGCCGATCTTCTTCCAGTATGTCTGAAAGACCACGCCGTTCAGATTGCCGACATTGCGCTTCTTCAGTGAAGTAAGCTTCCAGGTGTAGGTGATGTTATTTGTTGCCATAGTGACTTATTTATTAGACTTCAGCTGAGCAAGTTCGTTTCTCAGCGATTCGATTTGGGTTTGTTGTTCCTTAATTGCCTCAATGAGAAGAGGAATAAGCTTTTCGTAACGGACAGTAAGATATTCGTCAGAGATTGGGGCAGGAACCACGATCTCTGGCAGAATTGCCTGAACTTCCTGGGCAGAGACACCGACCTCGCGTTTCTTGTCGTAACCAAGTGCTACAGCTGTCTCGTTGGCCTCGAAGTAGAATCCAGAGAGTGATTTGATCTTCTCGATTGGATTCTCGATAGGGCCGAGCTTGGTCTTGAGGCGCTCGTCGGAGTAGTATGCGGTGATGTTGTTTGTGGCAACGATTTCTCCACCCGTTCCTGTAGCTGCTGTTCCAACACCAAGAGAATTTGCATATACAGTATTTACTCTGCAATTGCCGTTTGGATTGAGATAATAATTTGTATCATCTGCATCATAGAATATACTGGCATAAAAAGCGCCCCCGACATTGTTTCCATATGTGGCGATTTCATACCAGTTATAGGTAGTGCTTCCCCATTTCTTTCTAAGCCACCAGCGTGGTCCGGTTGAATCAGCGCCAACCATCTGCCAGCCATATGCATCGCTGGCATTAGAAGTCGCGTAATGTAAGCCAGATTGAATTCCTTGAGCATGGACATATCCGCTGCCTTGTGGATGGTCTGTGTTGGTTCCCCAGCAATCAAATCCGCCAAATCCATATTTCCAATAATTGGACCATGTACCATAGTTTGTTCCCCATCCTACCGTAGTTGTCCAATAGTTGCTGTCACCGGTTATTGATGGACGAGCTGCTCCAGCATCCATTGCTCTATAATGGATATTCCATCTTTGCTGGGTCGCAGCATCTGGACGCCATAAGTAACTAGTACTTGCCGGATCCAAAAAATAATTTGTGTCATTGCTATCGTAAAATACAGGAGATCTTGCGCTTCCTTCAAAAGAAGAATATGATCGTGTTATTCTAGAAACAATATCATAATTGCCAGTTCCTGCCGTTTTGAAGAACCAGCCAGTGCTATCATTAACTTCTGCGTATTCGACAAGGGTTGTTTGATGCGCACCAGTAATTGTGGGCGTTGTTGTTGTTCCGCTTACAGCGCCTCGTATAGTTATAAAATGGTTATTGTTATCGTATCCTTTGTATTGTCCATACGCATTTGAATCTAATCCACAAAAATAATTTGCTTTAACAACACTTGTAACACTTGTACTTGCAGGATCAACATAATAACCAGTATTATTATAATCGTACATCAGCGGAGTTCTAAACTGGCTATACGCATAGACAATTCCGTCTGTATCCGTTCTGAATGATTCAGTATTACTGCTATAGAATGTGCGGAATCGTCTGCCGGAATAGTAATTGGCATAGATGTCGTAACCATTGTACGCATCAATATGCAGATTTCCAAACAGACGAATTATTCCGTTGCCGTATTCATCTGATATTGTGTTTCCTACCTGTAGATTATAGATTCTTGAGTTGCTTCCTGGATCAGAATAATAGTAAGTATTATCTGTATCATAGAAAATTGGTCCACGAACAGATTGATCACTAATTAAATTTCCAGTCGGATCAATCCAAACACGAGTCCCGAGACCTTCTCCAGTATTTCTAACCTGGAATTTTAGACCAGAGCCGTAATGCCCATCAGTGGCATTCTCTTTATACATTTTGATGATAGCACCTTCAGTGAGGTTACCACCAGCGGTATACTTATAACCAAGAACAATTTGCCCACCAACGTTTGCAGCCATGGCTGTCGTATCATACATTCTTAATCCGCTACGAACATCGTCTGTTGCGCCAATCGCACCAGTAACGTCAAAATTCAAAGTAACCGACGAATTGCCATTTGGATTTACAAAATAATTTGTGTCATTTGAGTCATAGAAAACCGGAGAACGCATATCATCTCTGCAACGTATGCTGCCTGAGACAGATGCTAGCCACGTTCCATTCTCCATTGCTAGCAAGCCATGAGTATTCAGATTTCCTGCCACGCCACCAGCATTTGGATGCGACCATGCCAAACCGTATAGATTTCCAGTGGTGGTTCCATCAGCCGGAAGCTTGTAGGAATCTCCCATCGAAAATACTGCCTGATAGCGTGTAGACGAATAAACACCGACCAGACCTAATCCATAATTCTGCGGATAGATGTTGTAATTGGTATTAAGTTGATAGAGAACAGATGTGCTACTTGGATCAACATAATATCCATTATTATCAGAGTCAATGAATACGTTCGCGTAGCTTTTGTGATATCCAGAGTTTGCGTCCCAGATGTTATTAACTGCACTTGATTGAGCAGTTACGCTCTGACCGTTATTTGTGTATGTGCCGGATTGTGCCGATGCAGAAACATCACGGCTAAAGATAAAGCGATATTGACCACCACCGCGAAGCCAAACAACTTCCACGCTTCCATTTGTCATCTGCGTGATACCGCCGCAGATTGTCTGATTTGCGTATCCCTCGTGATACTGCTCAATTACTCTTTTAACAGACGTCGTTCCCCATCCAGATCCATTTGTCCACCATCTCAGATTTAACGTAAAGCCACCGCCGTGTGTGGCCCAAGACGGAACGTTTGTATTCAGATTATTCTGAATCTGAACGTAAATGCCATTGACTGGGCACGCAAAAATTACTGGATAATAATTGCTTGTGCTGTACGTCGAGGTATTCGACATATCCACAATCTGAGTTTTGTAAAGATGGACATTTCCATCGACGATCTGCAGGTTGTTCAGAACAGAAGTACTATCCGGATCAACATAATATCCAGTATTGTTGCTATCGTAGAATATTGGCGCTCTTGCACTGTTGGCAAAAATACTATATCCACGATCAACGGTAAAATATTGGTCAGGTATCCAGCGCCAGATCCAACTATAACTATTATCATGCATTCCCAGCGTATTGCCACCGTTATTAACATCTGTCATCAAACAGAAACGGCTTGCTAACCCCCAACCACTCCAGCCATTTCTTCCTACGCCATACGTTGCAGCATTACCATAATTATTTCCTTCGCCGTGTGCTGAACGCAATCCATAACCATAATCTTGGAAATAAATACCTGTACTGCCTTGTGGTCTGAACCAGTCGTTTGCTAATACGTAGTTTAATTGGCTTGTGCCATTGGGATTTACATAATATCCAGTGTCATTATAATCATAAAATATCTGCGCTCTGGCCGATGAACCATCAAACACGGCATAATCTCCACCGACAATTCTCATTCTCCAACTTCCATCATATCTCAATATACCAACGTCGTTGCTGTTATTCGCATAGAAATATCCACGAACCGTACCGCCATATCCCTCGGTTCTAAGTCTTAATCCGGACGCAGTAGAGGTATTTGGAGCAATATTGTAATAAGAAGCGTCGTCAGAATAAAAATGGTTAGTTGTACTTTGGTTATATAATCCATATCCGCTATTTGAATTTCTAAACCATTGTGATGAATATACATCAGCCGTATATACAGTATTAATATTTGTAGTTCCGTTTGGATCTACGTAATATCCAGTGTTATCACTATCATAGAATAGTGGAGCGCGGAAAGATCCATAGGCTTGAACATAGTTGCCGGTATTGATCGACATCGCCGCAGTACCAGTACCGGAAATATCGGAAGAACTTCCATTTGTCCAAAAATACATTCCTCCAACAGAAGTGCTGTAATCGACACCAATACCAGAATACTTTGTATTGCTTGAATTGAATACTATGACTGGAAATGTAGAAACGAGATATAAGTTTCTATTCCAGCCACCTGTCATTGCTGTTCCGCCATTGTTGATCAGCGTGCCATTCAGATTTGATCCCGCGGTTGTGTTGAGATAATAGGTGGTATTATTATTGAGATATAAATTTCCACCAATTTGTTTCTGAATATCCCAACTTCCCCAAGTGCTTCCCAAAAATCCGTAATATGTACCATCTCCATACAATTGCACTCTGAACGCAGAATTGGAGTCTCTGATCACTAACCCAGCAGCACCAGCTCCGGAAGTACGAATTTCTGGGTTAACGGAATTTACGCTGGTATATAAATGTGACGATATATAGGTGCTTCCTAAAACCGATGTTCCTGCTGGATCAACATAATAATTTGTATTGTCTTTGTCGTAGAATATTGGAGCACGATAGCTACTAACTGCATATCCAATTCCTCCCTCGGCAAGGAAATGTCCAACGTATCCATTTGCTGCTACATACATTCCCCAAGTATTGCTAAATCCAACACCTGCATTTCCATAATTATATCCAATCCCGTACATACTGCCTAAAGCAGTACTAGTTGGAGCATAGGTTGTGCTAATGCAATAAATTGGACCTGTTGTGCCAGTTGTTTCTACACTGGAGTAATTTCCATCAAGATATCCAATTCCAGCAGAAGAGCGTTTGTAAGTTCCGCTGATGGTTATATTCCCGCTTACGGTACCGCCACTTAATGGCAAAGCATAAGAGCTGTAATTACCAGCATGTAGAACTAGGTTTCCGCTAAAATATCCGCCCTGGTACAAGTCTCCGCTGACGTAAAGATTATTACCGCCACCAGAAGAACCAATTTGAACATGTTTTCCAGTATTTGTATATTGCAGCCAAAGATTGTCAGCGTTTGCAGTTCCCGCTTCTTTACCCCAGATATGGCGAACCTGGATTCTTCCATCTCCAGTTCCTCCAACAGTAAGCAATCCTTGTGCATCGTTCCAACCGCCGCTAGCATTCAGGTATACTTTACCATCTGTATTCAAAGTACTCTTAAAATATCCTGCTCCGGCAGCAGTCACATAGAATGAATTTGTTCCGCTACTTCCATTGTAATATGCCGCAAATGCATAAGATCCACCAGTAGGGTGATCTGTGATAGATTTGAATGTTGCACCATCAACGCCATCACTATAACCTGCGCCAGCCTTTGTTCCGATAAACAATGACCCAGCTGCTGAAGACGTTGCCGAAACCTGTCCTCCAAATGAAGCTCTGTTGTTTGACAGATTAATTTCCAATGGCCATCTGCTGTCATACGTGGTCCATGATTCGGTGTCGGTCGCACCGCGCAACACGTAGAAGATGTTGCTATTGACATGGATCATCGCAGAATTATGATCCGTATCTCTGAAGTAGATGGTAGGAGAAGCTCCTCGCAGGAACAACTGATATCCGTTTACCCAGCGCGAATTTGTGTCATCAGAAAAATAGAATGCTGGTGCTCTTAAGTCACTTCCACTATAAATCGTATTACCGCTATAAACCGCCTTACTATTTCTAGCTCTGATATATGTTGCATCATCCATATACCAACCGCCACCCCATCCAAATCCAAGTTCTTCGTCTTTTAGAAAAGTAGCTGCCCCGCGGCCAATTACTAAGGCATTATCATTGCTTAGTAGCTGAATAGATCCGTTAACAAACAGTTTATTATTAGTATTGGATCCAATGATTGGAGTATTGTCACTTGTAGTATAGCTAAAATCCGTTGTCCCGATGCCAATTCTTGTTCCATCGACGACCAGTGTATTCTGAGCATACTTACCCATCACTACTTTGTCGGTGTCGAACACCTCTAGAATCGGAAGTCCAGATGTGTCATTGACCGACATCAGGCTTCCAGTTACGGAATCCGCAATATTGAACAGCGATCCATTGGCGCCGTTGAACGACAGGGACCCATCGGTTAGCACCTCAAGCTTGATGGTGCCAGTCGTGACTCCAGTGAAATCAATCTTAGGATTGGTGCTGGTGCCTCTGTTAGGTGTGATGACGATGTCTGGCATAGTAAATGTTTTTTCTATTTATTAAAGGCCGTAGCGGCCCTTACGAGCATTAAAGTTTTTGAGGATTTCTGAAGCCGTCAAAGCACGGTTATACACGTAGCATTCGGATATGTAGCCCTGAAACTTTTCGTATCCTCCAGAATGATAAGACCCGATACATTGCACGCCGTTGCTTCCCCCGTTACTGCCTATGTTTCCCGATGAAGCAAGTGTTCCGTTAAGGTATCCATATCCAGTGGTTCCTCCATCGTATACCATAGCTAGCATATACCAATTGTTGTTTGACACGCTGCCTCCAGAAACAAAGTTATTTCCGCCGCCCCCATTACCACCAAAATAGAAATTAGATCCATTGAATCCTATTTGACGGAATGATCCATGTGTTCCGAGTACTGTCTGCCAACTGGTCAAATTTGTAGGTTTGCACCAAGCAATTAAAGTAATTGGTGTACTATTTGCAGAAGGAAGAACTGCAGCAGTAGTGGTGCAAAATCCAGTTCCATTGAAGTATAAACCACCATTACTATCGTATGCAGCGTTCGTCAGATCAATTGTGCCCGTTCCAGTTAGATCTATTGCACCTTGAGTATTTGAACGACTTCCAGCAATAAAATTGGTAGCGTGTCCTTTTTGCTCAATCTGAATGTTAGCTATGTCATATTTAGCTTGAGCAGTACCATAGAACCAATATGAAATCAAAGTATTTCGGGTGGGAGTAAACGTAAACGATTTCTTTTCCCATACTCCTACTGGTCCAAGAGTGGGATAAAAATAGAATCCATCAGCTCCAGACACGCCACCGTAGTTATAGTGCTGAAATGACACAGTGGTACCAACAGCATTACTGGTTACTGCTCTCGTCCAGAAAGTAGTAGTTACTGGGCTTCCTATAGTGACTGACGCATCTGCTCCATACGACATTCCATCTAATACACCTTCTGGTCGGATGTAGTGCAAACGCACGCAATCTGTTTTGTTTCCAGGATTGACATCAAATCCTCCTGGAATGATTTCTTTTACTAGGCCAGAATTGGGATAGTGTGGAGGCCCCCACCACATCGTGGGAAAATTAGTAGCATTGATACTGACCTTCTGATCAAGCATAATGCTATCATAGACTTTGTGATTACCAGTTGCTGGATTGATGTATCCCTGTGAGCCATCCTGAGAACCATTATATGGGTACAGACAGAACGTTGTGCTGGATAATTTTTTAATGAAGTATACATTGCCTGCTGTAAGGCCGCCACCGCTAGTCTGTGGTTGCATCGCATCGTATGTTCGCAGAGAATGCGCTGCACTCATTGTCACGATATTGTTAGAGACGGATGAGACTGTTCCTATCGAAAAATACGTTCCGCTTCCGTACTGATTAGTATTGTACGTTGCCCATCCATTTCCGTAGGTTGGATAAGCATTATACGTTGGACTTGGTATTAGATTGCTCGTCGGTTCTCCAACATAGCTCTTAGCATTTGCTGAATCAAAGTAAAATACCAATCCGGAATTATTAGTCTGAATTGGGCCTTCGATCATAGTCCAAACCTTCCTTTCAGAGCATTGTAGTTTTGTAGTACCTGAGATGAAGTCAGAGCAACATTATGAATAGCTAACATTCCAATATTTCCATCCCATATTTCGCTACCGTTATCATATCCAGATATTCTAGCGACTCCTCCATTGCCAATCGTTCCAGAGTGTGACTGACTAGCAACTAATGCACCATTTAGATATAATCTGATCATTGATCCGTCATATGTTCCGCACAGATTTGAATACTGTGTAGTAGAAATATATTGTGTGTAAGTTGCGCTTTGTCCACCACTTGATGTTACTAATCCAAAATATGTATTATATGATGATGGACCAATCGAAAAATATACTCCGGTAATAGATTGTGTCCCAGCTGTAACTGTACAAAATATCTTCTTATAAGATCCAACTGAATTTGGCTTTACCCAAGTATTGATGGTGATTGCTCCTTGAGGAAGAAATGTCGAAGGAGCTGGCAATGCCACATAATCATCACTGCCATCGAATCGAAATGTTCCACTATTTGCACTGCTATAAGCTGTTCCATTTGTCAGAGTGCCATTATATCCGTTTCCGCTTAAATCATACCATTGAGTCAAATCGCTCGTAGAATGGCTAAATCCTGCCGGCCCACTATCTGTGCTTTTCCACTCCACAATCGGATTGCGCATATACAGAGTTCCAGAATCTGCCATACGTCCGCCACACGAACCTGGATAAAGAAACATCGCCTGGGTTCCTATTCCTGCAGTAGGACCATTCGTAAGCGTTACTCTTTGCCAAACATTTTGCAAATTATTTGGAACACCAACAGATCCTCCCAAAGCGGATCCTCCATAATTTTCAAATACCAAAAGAGTACCATTGCTTGGATAATTTGTAGCTCCTGTGACTAGATAGTCAACAGCCATCGTGGCGTATGACCCAGCTGGAATGATAGAAGTGCTTCCATGATAATGACATCCATCGGATCCAAGAGCATAGCTGTACACCACATCAGATGTCTGGACAGTATAGCCTCCAATGACTGTGCCGGCCGCGACTCTTTGAAAGGTACCGCTTCCATTCACTGCAAATGAAACATTTTCAGTGGTAAGGCCGGACCCGTACGAGCGAAAACGATTATTCGTCTGGCTCTTTCTGTTTCCAGCATCCAAACAAAGCACTAGTCCATCATTTACTGCTTTAGGTCCGTTATGATAAGCCATAGCGTCCTTTCAGAGCGTTAAAATTTTGTCGAACCTCTGTGGCAGATAGTGTCTTTCCCGAATATAGCATCATCGTGCCAATCGAACCGTTGAACATGCTTCCATAAGAATCGGTACCAGCTCCGTAGCTATCCGAGTTGCACGGACCCCACTTGGATCCGATAGATATCAGAGGCCCGGTTGTATTTCCAGCCAAAGATGTAGTAACATCTGTCTGAACTCCGTTTACATAAAGAGTCATTGTGAGATTTGCTTTTGCCCAGACCACATTGACCCAATTTCCAGTATTGACGTTTGTCGTTCCAGTGTAAGTATTCCAGGTATTCGTATAATACTGATATGCCATCTTGCCGCCATTAATAGTATATGCAAGATTGACCGGCCCTCCGCTACAATGAGAAATTATGCCTAGTTCGCTTGATGCTGTACACTTAATCCACGCTGACACTGTGCAATTTGTCCCCATGCTTACTTGAGACGTCATTTTGCAGAAATCATTTGAACCGTCAAACGTAAGTGATGGAACCAAGAAAGATGGATTAGATGTCAATATCGGGGTGCCTGGTGTAGACGCTGAATATGTACTACCACCAGCATTATACATTGTGGCATTATTACCAGAGATCATATCGATCCATGTCGAAGTTCTAGTGCCAGTGGTATAGCGAGACACAAATGTAGAATTATTCATGTCTTCCTTGAATGGGCCAGCCCAATAGATCGTGATTGGAACATTCAGCGTGGCAGAGGCCGGATTAATTGCCCAATATTTTCCGTCGGATCGCGTGACAGTATCGTACCAGATGACGTTTGCCCGGTACCACCCATCACCCATATTATCGTAGTTTGTGCTTGATTGCCATCCTCCGATATTAGAATAATACGTGTAGATCGGAGACGAGTGCATTGGCACTGTCGGTTTGAAGAAGATAGAGTGACCCGTGTATCGATTAGCCAATCCTCCACCTCCACCAGTAACTACGCCAATGCCTGGATTGTTTCCTCCAGTAAGATATGAGACCCCAGACGCGGTAGTTGGAGTGAGCACTTCTTTCCAGATCGTTGCTCCTTTGTACATGTCAGAGGTAGAAGATATCGTTGCTGTTACTTCAGAAGGAACGTTGTTGTATACTGATAGACCTGTTCCGTACAGAAGATTCGTCGTATTCTGACCAGGAAAGCTTTTTTCACTGGCTGAGTCAAAATACGCGCTTAATCCACTATCGATTATTCGAGGTGAGTAGTATGTAGCCATTATGCATCAATTTCAACCTGAAGCTTCTCGACATCGATGCGCTCCGCAAAGACAGTATAGAAGCAATCAATTTCGCCGCTGAACAATCCATCCTTCTCGACCACGACGTGCTTATAAGAAACGCTCTCCACGTACAGCTTCTGGTGTTTTCCAACTGGCGTCAGATTGACAGTGATTGAATCTGGATCAACCAGCTTCTCCCAGTAATCGGGAAGATCGATAGTATTTGATCCCTTCAGTCGGCCGCGGACGTACACGCCATTCTCAGGACCTTCAAGCGATCCATAGCGAAGCTTCTTGCCTTCCTTCGTAGGATGCTTGATAACGAAGCTCTTTGTTGTGGCTGCGAACGATCCACTGACTTCGAGCTTGTATGTTGGATTTACTCCGTTTCCTAGACCAATACCAACATTGCCGGAGATAACTACACCTCCAGATGGTGGAGTAGATCCGCCATAACCAACGCTAAATCCAGCATCATTTGCGATGATGCCGCTTCCCGCCCAGACATTTTTTGAGTTATACGATCTAATCCAGGTGGTATCCTGCATAAACCAACCACCGCCGTAGGACTCAAAATAAAATGGATTGGTTGAGTTTACACGAATTGCTCCACTTGAAGCGTAGATGTCACCTGCAACGTGCAATTTGTATGAATTAGATGTAGTGCCGATGCTGACATTTCCACCATTTGGTTGTAAAGAAAGTGTAGTCCAAGTAACTCCGTAATTTCCTGCTTTTATGAATCCATATCCGTTACCAGTGGTATCATATCCCAAAAGCATTCTTTTGCCAGGAGTGCTACTTCCTTGAACAGATAATTGAGCTGTTCCTGGATTGACATCGCTGCTCATAGTAATATCAGCAGCTATAGTTGTCTTAAAATCTACTGCACCGCTGCCCGTTCCAACACCAAGATTACCACTACCATCAATACGCATTCTTTCCGTATTGTTGGTGGCAAAATACATCGGATTATTAGTCTCAACATTGAGCGTAATTCCGCCACCACGATTGGTGTAGATATACATTCCATCTTGTCTGTATAATCCAGAAGTTGTATATCCGCTACCAAATAAAAGTACTCCTGCTCCATTTGTGGAATTAGCATTCGCAAACTGAATTGAGGAATGCGCCGCTGTTCCAGTATTTGGATTATTTACGCGAATTGCTGTTACTGCATTTGTAGAATCGTAAACCTCGAGTTTTGTAGCTGTGCCAATAACGCCAATACCCACGTAGCCGCCATTTACAAAAAGGGAATTGTTGACGTTTCCTCCTCCCATTGCAACATATGTGGATGCATGCCAGACGTATCCAACAGTACTTCCGTTATTCTGAAATACGATCTCCTTGCTACCACTGTCAGTACTATTAAGCACGTGCTGCACTGTCCCGGAGGCAGACTGAGTCATCACTCCGTTATTAACCTGAAATACCAGATTATTAAGAGTGCCGTTTGTGCGATAGAAACGGAAGTCTCCGCTGTGCTGAATTAAGCAAGTAACATCTGCTGCCGTAACTGCTCCAGCCGCATTGTTTGGATATCCGCGCAGTACTAAACCGTGATAGTTGTCTGCATATGCTACTCTTCCATAGCCACCTCCAATATTGAATCGGAGATCACCGGTCAGAGTTCCGCCGGTTAGAGGTAAAGCATATGAATTGTAGTTTCCAGCATGAAGCGCAGCATTTCCGCCAATAGACAAACTGGAAGATCCTACGAGCTGAAATCCGCTTCCGCTATCACTTCCCCATTCTGGGGCTCCAGAAGAATTAATTCCAAAATATGATTTGCGCGTGCCAGACCACTGAAATCCGATATATTTCCAGCTATTATCAGTGGCATTTAATGTAATAGCCTGGTCCGTTGCTGATGATTCTGTGATTGCTCCAGTAACGTTGATGCCAGTACCACGATATACGCCGGCATCGATATCGCCTACAGTTCCGCTAAACACCTCGCTGGTATTAGTCGCATCTGGAATGAAAGTGAAGTATCCAGTCGAATCGTCGAAGCCAAAGAATCCTGTCTTCGCAGCAGTTCCGTTGTGCCACTTAAATTCAATCCCGCGGTCTTTATTGTCATCGGACGATGCAGCAGTTCCAGCATTTCCGCCACCTAAAGTAACGATCGGATCCTTGATTGTCGCAACTGTAGAGTTGACAGTCGTGGTTGTGCCATTGACGGTCAGGTTTCCCGTGACAGTAAGGTTAGCATTTGCAGTGAGGTGACCAGTACCTGTTCCGACCGACAGCGCAATAACTCCATCCCAGGATTGAATTCCGGCTACGTTCAGATATCCTGGATAAGATCCATTGTTGCTTGAAATCTTAACTACACCATCTGATGGCGACTCGAGGCGTGCACCAGAAGTCCAACTGATGATGCCACTGGATCCGACAGTAACCGATCCAGCAAATGTAGCATTGCTAGTGGCAATATCAAGGGTAAGCGCATTAGCTCCTAATCCGTTATTAAATAAGTATAAGTTGTCATTGACGAGGCCGCGGAGCCCCATATACCACTTAAGAGAACTTGTTGTATAAAATTCGACAGTAGAACCAGCACTGGTCGATGCGCGTTTTAATATAAATCCAGCACTTCCGGAAGCAGGAGCAACAGTAACAACATTTCCAGCAAACGTCGCGTTCTTTGAGGAATCCAAAACCAGCGTGTTGGCACTAGCGGTTCGCAGATTCAGCGAGTTGCTACTATCCGCATAAATTGCAACATCATCTGCAGTATTTGCAGCATTATTCCAGGCAATTGCTGTGTCATTTGGCATCGTCAATCGACTACCGCGATTAGTAGCGGATCCCACAGTTATTTTCTGCGAGCTGTCTAACGTGAGGACGTTTACGGTATTGGATCCAAGATAAAGAGATCGAGTATCATTTGTTCTAACGTATGACCCACCGCTATCACAATAAATTTGAGTTTGACGGGTGCCGTTGTCGCTTAAAGCAATTCCGCCAATACCGATTCGAAATAAACTTGCATCTGTATTGCCGATATACACTGTTCCACTAGCAGTAAGACTACCAGAAAATGTAGCATTACCTGCACCAGTAAAGGTAAGATAATTTGCCACACCTTCCACTCCGATGTACAAAGCTCCATCAGAATAACTATTGATTCCCCAGGTCTTTCCACCTGCAGCGGTATTGATTAATTGTAACTGAGCACGCGAAGAGTTGCTGATCTTTACAATTGATCCCAGAAATGTCGATGTCAGATCATTATAAATTTGAAATGCTGCTTGGTCAGATCCGTTTCTAAATTCGTGGACAATTGCACTTCCATGACCTTTATAAAAGGTCGATCCACTAGTGGAAAAGTAAGTACGATCCAATCCATCAGATAATGATTGATGCCAAATATTATTGGCCATTCTGAAACGGCCATTTGAGAATAATCTGAATCTTTCGGCGTAGCCACTCGAGTTATTTCCAAATGTAAAGTAATCGTTATCATCATTATCATCGCCAACGGAGAATCGCATAATTCCGTTGTTATTCGATGATTCTTCGTGCTGGATATATCCAGGATCATTGAATCCGGCTGGGAATGTAATAGTTGATATTCCAGAAACTTTATTGACTGTCAGCGCGCCGCCAACACTGATATTACCAGTATTAGTAAAGACTGTGCTGATATTGTTAGCAGTAACAACCTGCGATGCGCTGCGTGACTGTGTGACAGTATCGAACGTGGTGACTGCACTGATGCTCCATCCAGATGCCCATCCCCCTGTCGTGCCAGAATATCCGCCCTGGAATTCAGTCACATAAACCTGCGGATATGACCAGGTTGTAGTTGTTTCGCCAATCCAGATACAGTTTGCAGTACCGTCATTGCCGAAACGAACTGTGTATCCAGTAGTTAAGGCATCTGACTTTTGTTCAGCAAAAACGTTGTACCAATTTGCTCCAGCATCGCTGTAATTATATCCACCAATTTCGAATTCTGAAGATTGTCCAGTGCTGTACTGGTAGATCTTGACAGTCATCCGCATCATCGTGTTCGACTTGAAGCGGTCAACTGGCAAGCGAATCTTGAATGCGCCAGTGACAGTTGATGTTTGCGTGACATATGCCGCACCACCTGGATTTAGAATACGAATGCCTGTCTCAGCATTGTATATGCCAGAGTAGACGCGCAGGCGGTTTGAGCTATCCACATACATCTGCCAGTTTTCAGCAGAATCCAGGAATCCTTGACCAGTGCTATCACCGTAGAAGTGAGCCCGCCAGGTATTATTATGGCCGCCAGAATAAAGACGCAGACCAATAGAAGATTG